CAGTTAGAAAGAAATGGATTGACTGGAACTCCTTATGAATTGACACTTGTATGTGCTACGAATAGTGCTGGTGCTGATGTTTTCGCATCACTGGACTGGGAAGAAATTAGTAGATAATTATGGTAATTCAAACAAATATAAGTGGTATTGGAACAATCAGTGATACTTATACTCTTGTTTGTACAAGTCTTAATACTAACAAAAAAGCACTTGCAGTTCTGAACTGGATTGAACAAAGATAAATTGATAAATAACTAATAAGAACTTTATCATAAAAATGCAAAGAACCAAAATAATTGAGACTGAAATTTCCACGGTAATAACCGCTGGTGGTGCAAGCAGTATTACAAAGGCTACTTGCGTTCGTCTTCACAATAATACTTCTGGAATAGTTACAGTTGGAGTCTCAACTATTGTTGGGGCAGCAACAACTAATTATTTCTCAATGCCAGGAAATTCAGTTGAGTTTTTAGAAAAACTTCCAACTGATGTAATTTGGACTTCTTCAGCAATTAAAGCAGCGAAAGTAGGATTTACCAACTAGTAAAATGAAACTAATCACAGAAGAAATTTCTAAGGTAAAATTTATCACCGAAGAAAAAAATGGAAAAAAATCTCTTTATATAGAGGGAATTTTCCTTCAGGCTGATATAAAAAATCGTAATGGTAGATGTTACCCGATGGAAACTCTTGCCAGAGAAGTAACTAGATATACTGATAATTACATTTCAAAAGGAAGAGCTTTAGGTGAGTTGGGCCACCCAGATGGACCAACAGTAAATCTAGATAGAGTTTCTCATATGATCACATCTTTGAGAGAAGATGGAAATAACTTTGTCGGCAAAGCAAAAATTCTAGATACACCAATGGGTAAGATAGCTTCTTCTTTGATTTCTGAAGGAGTAAAACTAGGAGTTTCTTCTCGTGGAATTGGTTCACTAGTAGAAAGAAATGGTGTTCGTTATGTCTCTGATGATTTTATGTTGGCTACTGCTGCTGACATAGTTGCAGATCCTTCCGCTCCTGATGCATTTGTAAATGGGATCATGGAAGGAGTTGAATGGATATATGATGTATCAAGAAATTCTTGGTTACTAGAAAATGCTAAGAAAAAAATAAATCATCTAGTTGACACAAAACAACTAGATGAAAGAAAAATTCAATTATTTGATGAATTTTTAAATTCTTTGTAATTTCATAAATTATAAATAAATATAGATTTAATACATAGCTAAATCGGAGAGTTCAAATGTCTCGTGGAAAAAACTTACAAGAAATGGAAGTAGGCACAAAGCAATCCAAATCTGCCGTAAATGCAACCGCAAAACCAGCAGAGCCAATGCCACATCTAACAACTGGTATTCCTGATGGCCAGAGTGCCACTGGTTGGGAAGATCTTGGTGGACCTACACCAGAAAATTACAAGTCTGACGACGACTCAGCAAAAATTAAAGATCCTGCTGCAACACTTAAGAGTGTAAGTGATGTAGTAAATTCAAAGGCAAAAGCTGCCGAAGCCATGAAAACAATGGCAGTAAAAGAAGAAGCTGAAGACGAAGAAGAAATTGATGAGGACGAACTCAACGAAGAGCAAGAAGTAGAGGAAGACGACGAAGATCTAGAAGACGACGAAGATCTAGAAGATGATGAGGATGATGAAGAGGAAGAATTAGAAGAAGAATTTGACATCGAAGCAGATGTTCAAGCTCTCGTCGAAGGAGAAGATCTTTCAGAAGAATTCAAAGATAAAGCAAAAATAATTTTTGAGGCTGCTCTTCGCAGTAAAGTAAATGAAATTCGTGAGGTGCTTGACGAACAGTACCAACAAGCATACGAAGAAAGCTTATACGAAGAGGTAAGCTCTATGAAAGAAGAACTACAAGAGCGTGTAGATTCTTATCTAGAGTATGTTGCTGATGAGTGGATGCAAGAAAATACTCTTGCTATTGAATATGGCATTAAAGAGCAACTAAGTGAATCATTCTTGAGCAACCTCAAGAATCTTTTTGAAGAACATTATGTACAACTCCCTGAAGAAAAATATGATGTACTTGAGAATATGGTAGAAAAACTTGATGAAATGGAGACAAAACTCAACGAGCAAATTGAGAGAAATATTCAACTCAACAGAAGACTCTCAGAGTCGGTTGCTGATAGAATTTTTGATGTAGTATCTGATGGTTTAGCCATCACTCAGAAAGAAAAGCTCGCTTCACTTGCCGAAAGTGTTGAGTTTGAAAGTGAAGAAGAATATCGTGAAAAATTGGGGACTTTAAGGGAATCATATTTCCCAACTAGAACTACATCTCCAACTGCTCAACCTGAAACCCTTTCAGAAGGTGTAGTCTCATCTGCTGAGGATTATTCCCCATCGATGGGCACATACATGAAAGCCCTTTCTATGTTGGCTAACAACTGATTTTAACATTAAATCAAACAAAAACAAACACATTTTTTAAGAGGTAAAAGCAAATGTTCCAATCCGAGCATCTGCAAGAAAAGTGGGCACCGCTTCTCAACTATGATGGTCTTGATCCAATCAGAGATTCTCATCGTAAAGCAGTAACCGCTGTCTTGCTCGAAAACCAAGAAAAATTCCTAAGAGAAGAACAAGCCTTCTCTCATGGTGTCCTAATGGAATCACCAACTAATTCAGGTAATGCTGCTGGCGCTGGTGGCGCTTTTGGTGGTAGTGCTACCGCTGGTGGCCCTGTAGCTGGTTTTGATCCTGTACTAATCAGCCTAATTCGTCGTTCCATGCCTAACTTGGTCGCATATGACCTAGCTGGCGTACAACCAATGACTGGTCCTACTGGACTCATTTTCGCAATGCGTTCACGCTACAACGACCAGAGCGGAACCGAAGCCTTCTATAATGAAGTAAATACTGCATTCTCTGGTACCAATGCAAACAACAGTGCAACCAATGCAACTGATGCTATTGCTGGTCTAGGTACTACAGGTGGAACACAAACTGGAAGCAATCCTGGAATTCTAAACCCAGTTGGTACCGCATCTTCACTTGGCTATAATGTTGGCCAGGCAATGAAGACTGGTGATGCTGAGGCTCTCGGCGCTTCTAATGGTGGCCAGTTCAACGAAATGGCTTTCTCTATCGAGAAAATCCTAGTTGAAGCAAAGTCTAGAGCACTAAAGGCCGAGTATAGCTTAGAGCTTGCACAAGATCTAAAGGCTATCCATGGTCTAAACGCAGAAGCAGAACTCGCAAATATTCTCTCCACCGAGATTCTTGCTGAGATCAACCGCGAAGTAATCAGAACTATCTACAAGGTAGCTGAGCAAGGCGCTGCAACTAATGTTGCTACCGCAGGTGTATTTGACCTAGATATCGACTCCAATGGTCGTTGGTCTGTTGAGAAGTTCAAGGGTCTACTTTTCCAAATCGAGCGTGATGCAAACGCAATTGCAATCAGAACTCGTAGAGGAAAGGGTAATGTGATCATGTGCTCCTCTGATGTTGCTTCTGCTCTAACCATGGCAGGCGTACTCGACTACACCCCTGCACTAAATGCTAACCTAAATGTAGATGACACTGGTAATACTTTTGCTGGTGTTCTAATGGGTAAGTATCGTGTTTATATCGATCCTTATTCTGGTGGTACCAATCCTGGCGCTGATGGTGGTCAGTATTATGTTGTCGGCTATAAGGGCACTTCCCCCTATGATGCTGGTCTATTCTACTGCCCTTATGTTCCTCTCCAAATGGTTCGTGCCGTTGGCGAGAACACCTTCCAGCCAAAAATTGGATTCAAGACTCGCTACGGAATGGTAGCGAATCCATTTGCTGAAGGTGATGCAACTGCACAAGGTTTGGGTCGTCTACAAATCAATTCAAACCGCTACTATCGTAGAGTACAAGTTAAGAACCTAATGTGATTCTTCTTGTATAAATTCCAAAAGGGACCTTCGGGTCCCTTTTTTATTACCAAGTATAAATAGTAGAAAAAATGGCCGGAAACGCATTTAGTAATCAAATACAAAATAGAAATTTTCTATCTCCAACACAATTTAGATTTACTATCACGAGATCGCCAAAAGTAGCATTTTTTTCAAATACTGCTAATATACCTTCTTTGAGTTTGGGAATAGCAAATCAACCTACATATCTAAAAGATATTGCTCAACCAGGAGATAAGATAAAATTTGAAGATTTCAATCTACGCTTTTTAGTAGATGAAGGATTAGAAAATTACATGGAGATTCAAAATTGGATTAGAGGTCTTGGTTATCCAGAATCATTGGACCAGATATATACATTACAGAGACAAAATCAAAAAATAGATACAAAAATAAACTCAACATTAAATTTATATTCAGATGGGACTCTACAAGTTTTAACTAGTAGTCAAAGACCAAATTTTCAAGTAAAGTTTTACGATTTGTTTCCATATGATTTAACTACACTATTATTTGATGCTACTGATAATGATGCCGAATACTTTACTGCCGAAGTAAAGTTTAAATATACTTACTATGAAATAACTGACAATAAGGGAAATTTACTATATGAATATCAATGAAGTGCAATCAATGTGGAAAGAGGATTCTTACATAGATCCTGACAATTTGCATCTAGAATCCTTAAAAATTCCACAATTACATTCAAAATATTATGAGATATTTAATAATATTTTATTATTAAAGAAAAAAGCATTAGAAGATAAGAACAAAATAAGACTCAAAAAATACGAATATTATACTGGAAAAGCAGATCCAGAGGAATACAAAGAAATATATCAGAAAAAAATAAGAGATAAAGAGCACTTGCAGAATTGCATGAATGCAGATGAAGACATATCAAATGCATCATTAAAAATTGAATATTACGATGCTATGTTAAATTATTTGAGCGATATCCTCAAAATGATACATAGTAGAACTTATCAAGTAAAAAATAGTATCGAGTACCAAAAATATATTTCTGGATATGGCTGACATAACAATTATAAAGAAAAATGAAGTTTTTATTAAATTACAATGCGAACCCCATATTTTATATGAACTTCAACCACATTTTACATTTGAAGTAGATAGCGCAAAATTTATGCCTCAGTTTAGAAAAACTGGGTGGGATGGGACGATTCATCTATTGTCGGTTTCTACTGGAGAAATATATGCTGGACTTCTAGATAAAGTAATAGCAAAAATAAAGTCACATAATTATACATACGAATTTAAAGAAAACAAATATTATGGACTTCCTTTTGAGATAAACGAAGAGATTTCACTGGAGGGAGTAAAAGGCTATATGAATGCAATATGTTCATATGAGCCATATGACTATCAAATAAATGCAGTTTATGAGTGCCTTAGATACAATAGGAAAACTATCATTTCTCCAACTGCTTCTGGAAAATCTTTAATCATTTATGCACTAGCAAGATATTACACAAATAAGAAACTGAAAACCCTGATTATTTTTCCTACTACTTCTTTGATTCATCAAATGCATAAAGATTTTTCTGAGTATGGGTGGAGTCCAGAGAATAATTGCCACATGATATATTCAGGAAGAGAAAAAAATACAGATCTTCCAGTCACTCTTTCGACTTGGCAATCTATTTTTAAAATGGAGAAATCGTTTTTTGAAGAATTTGATTGCGTGATAGTTGATGAAAGCCATCAAGCAAAATCAAAATCTTTAATTGATATCATGAAAAAATGCCATCATGCAAAGTATAGATTTGGTTTTACTGGTACTCTTTCAAATGGAGGAAAAGACTCACAGACACACGAATGGGTAATATCAGGTCTTTTTGGTCCAACATACAAAACAATCAACACAAAAGAAATGATCGAAAAGGGAAGAGCATCCCAATTAGATATTCATTGTTTGATATTGAAACATACATCACAACAGTTCGATAAATACGAAGATGAAATTCAATTTTTAATATCAAACGAAAAAAGAAATAACTTCATAAAAAACCTTGCTTTAGATTTAAAAGGAAATACCTTAGTGTTATTTTCTAGAGTAGATACACATGGTAAGCCATTATACGAATTAATAAATAGTAACAGCGAAAAGAACAGAAAAATATTTTTTGTTCACGGAGGAGTAGATGTTAACCAAAGGGAAGAAGTACGAGAAATAACTGAAAGAGAGTCAAATGCAATTATAGTTGCAAGTTATGGGGTTTTTAGTACTGGAATATCTATCAGAAATTTACATAATGTTATATTTGCTTCTCCAAGTAAATCGAAAATCAGAAATTTACAAAGCATAGGAAGAGTACTGAGAAAGGGAAAAAACAAAGATAAAGCAATATTGTACGATATTTCTGATGACTGTACTTATAAAAATAAAAAAAATTACACCTTAAATCACTTTATAGAAAGAATAAAATTGTATAATGAAGAGGAATTCAATTACGAAATTATACCAGTAAATTTAAACAAATGATGGAAGAAGATTTTTATGCAAGTTTAAAATTGATAAGTGGAGAAGAGATATTTGCAAAGGTTATTTCTTCTGAGGAACATGGAAATTTGGTATTATTGGTTTGCGATCCAATAGTTATCACTGAAGTAAAAACTAGATATGGATTTGCTTATAAAGTAGAGCCATGGATGAAAACAACAAAAGATGATATTTTTATCATTGATATGAAAAATATCATGACGATGACGGAAACAAGTGATTTAGAAATCATATCAGTATATGATAAATTTGTCAAACAAAAAGAAAAGAACAATTCAAATTTTGGAATGAACCATTTTGAACTTACTAAAGAAATGGGATATATTTCAAATATAGAAGAAGCAAAAAAATCATTAGAAAAGTTATTTAAGGATCATTAAGTACTTTATTAGTTCCCTTCGGGAACATTTCCTTCGGAAATTACCTATATGTTTATCTTTATTGTTTATTAATGTATCTAGTATTATTAAGTAATAAAATGAGTTTCATCGCTGACAAAGCTGATTATACTCACTTTCGATAGGCGTGTCAACCCCTTGTCAAATCAATTTCTTTGTGTTATAATATCAATATATATTATTTGTAAGGTATTATGATTACAACAGCCGTCATGACTAAAAGAAAGCGTAGTGTTCACTATGTCAATAATAAAGAGTTCTTGGCTGCCCTGATCGATTATCGGCATTTGGTTAAAATTGCAAAAGATAAAGATTTACCGCAGCCAGTAATTCCAAATTATATAGGAGAATGTTTTTTAAAGATAGCGACGCATTTGTCATTTAAACCAAATTTTGTCAATTATATGTTCAAAGAAGATATGATTTCTGACGGAATTGAAAATTGCGTTCAATATATTTTAAATTTTGATCCCCAAAAATCAACAAATCCTTTTGCTTATTTTACTCAGGTAATTCACTATGCTTTTATACGAAGAATAACCAAAGAAAAAAGGCAATTAGAAATTAAGGGAAAAATACTGGAAAGATCTGGGTTTGATGAAGTGTTTGTTGATGACAACACACTTGACGGAGGAAACTATTCCGATTATAATAGTATTAAAGATGCAGTTCACAGTAAATTAAGGAATTGACATAATGCTCGTTGCATTGCTTACAGACACCCATTGGTCCGCAAGAAAGTCATCAAAACTCTTTCAAGATTATTTTGAACTTTTTTATAAAAACATTTTCTTTCCTAAATTAGAAGAACTAAAAATTGATACTGTCATTCATTTGGGAGATGCATTTGACAATAGAAAGTCTATAGATTTTTTTGGTTTAGAATGGACAAAACGAGTAGTATTAGATCCACTCTCAAAATATAAAGTACATTTGATAAGTGGAAATCACGATGTATATTTTAAATCCACTAATAGAATAAATTCACCAGATCTGTTGCTCCAAGAATATCCAAATATACAAGTATATTCAGAACCAACGGAAGTAAATATTGGTGGTCTTGATTTGGTTTTTGTTCCTTGGATTAATCAGGAAAATGAACATGATACTTACAAATTATTGAAAAGAACAAGTTCTAATGTTGTAATGGGACATTTAGAATTAAACGGATTTGAAGCACATAAAGGACATACTATGGAGGATGGTAGAGATCCTAAAATATTCAATAATTTTAAAAAAGTATTTTCTGGCCATTTCCATAATAGATCTGATAATGGAACGATATTCTATATGGGAAATCCATATGAAATATACTTTAATGATATAGATGAAACTAGAGGATTTGTAATATTTGATACTGAAAGTTTAGAGCATTTTTATGTTGATAATCCATATAAAATGCACTACAATCTTTATTACGATGATACACCAAATCAATTATTAAATGTGACCGAATTAGAAAATAAAATAGTAAAACTTGTAGTTAGAAAAAAAACCAAAGTTAAATTATTTGAAGATTTCGTTGATAAGTTATATAACGCTAATATTGCAGAATTAAAAATTATAGAAAATTATTCGTTTTTTGACGATCAAGATTTGGACATTTCGTTAGAGAATGAAGATACTTTTTCTCTACTTCAAAAATTTGTAGAAGAAAGTGATTCTACATTGAATAAAAATATGTTAAAAAATATTTTAAAAGAGACATATTCGGAGGCATGTGAGTTAGTATAATGTTTTTGATAACTCTTGATGGAAAAGAAGATGAAGGTGCATATTCAGTACTAAATCAAGATGGAAAAAAAGTAATTTTCTTTTTTCAGGAGGAAGATGATGCCGTCAGATATGCAATAATGCTAGAAGAGCAGGGTATGCCAGAAACTCATGTAATTGAATATGATGATGATATACTCATAAAAACATGTGAAGTTACTGGTAATTTATATACTGTTATAACCCCTAATGATATCGTAGTTCCACCAAAAATACATTATGATAACTTTTAAAAAAGTAAGATTTAAGAACTTTCTTTCTTTTGGAAATAAATTCACTGAAATAAGTTTAGATACACATCACAATACTTGTATTATTGGAAAAAATGGAAGTGGAAAAAGTTCCTTCATGGACGCAATTACATACGCTTTGTTTAATAAGTCATATCGTCCTATTAATAAGCCGCAATTAATTAATTCAGTAAATGAAAAAGATTGCTTGGTAGAAATAGAATTCTCAATTGGTAATATTGATTGGAAAGTAAGAAGGGGACAAAAACCTACTATATTTGAAATCTATAAAAATGACAGTTTATTAGACCAGAGTTCTTCTGCTATTGATCAGCAAAAATGGTTTGAGCAGACAGTCTTAAAGATGAATTATAAGTCTTTTACTCAAATTGTTATATTGGGAAACAGTAACTTTGTTCCGTTTATGCAACTTACTGCAGCGAGTAGACGAGAGGTCATTGAGGACTTATTGGACATTAAAATATTTTCTTCAATGAATATTGTCGTAAAGGATAAAATAAAAACTATAAAAGACGAAGTTAAATTATTGGAGATAAAGAAGGACTCTTTATTTGACAAAGTGAAGATGCAATCTAATTTCATAGAAGAAATAGAAAAAGAAAGTAATCTCCAAATTGAACAGAGAAGACAAAAAATACAAAAATTAAATATATTTTTTAGAGATGCGGATGAAGAGAATAGAATTTTATTGAAGAAGACGGAAGAATTAAATTCTAGTTTGACTTCTCTTAATGAAAGTCCAAATAAGCTGAAAAAGTTGGGAACTTTGAAGGGGAAGTTATCTCAAAAGTTATCCACAGTTGTTGATGATCGTGATTTCTTTCTTGATAATTCAATCTGTCCTACATGCACACAACACATAGATTCCGAGTTGAAACTTAAAAAATGTTCTGAGTATGAGTCCTCTATAAAAGAATTGGAAGATGCGTATGAAAAATTGAAAGATACGATCAGAGAAGAGGAGGAGCGAGAAACTCAATTCGCAAATATATCAAAGGAATTACTAGATACTAATCATAAAATATCGAATAATAATCTTAAAGTTCAGCAATCCAAAAATCAAATCAAAGAACTTGAATTGGAGATACAAAAAATTCAAGAAAAGATAAAAAATAAAAATATAGAACACGATAAACTAAAAATTCTCGAAGTGAGCCTTCTGGATATAAAAAATCAATTTGTAGATAAAAAAGAAAAAATTCAATACTATGAATGTATCCATTCTTTACTAAAAGATAATGGAGTTAAGTCAAAAATAATTAAAAAATATCTTCCATTAATTAATCAAAATGTGAATAAGTATCTCCAAATGATGGATTTTTATATTAACTTCAATTTAGATGAAGAATTCAATGAACATATAAAAACTCCAGTGTATGAAGATTTTAGTTATGGTAGTTTCTCGGAGGGACAAAAACAAAGAATCAATTTAGCTCTTCTTTTTTCTTGGAGAGAATTGGCTAAAATAAAAAATTCAACAAATGTTAATTTACTAATTTTGGATGAAATATTCGATTCTTCTTTGGATTCATCTGGTATTGATGACTTTCTAAAAATTATTAGATATGTAGTGAAGGATTTTAATATATTTGTGATCTCCCATAAAGATGGGGTTCAAGATAAATTTGACAGTATTATAGAATTTGAAAAGAGAGGAAATTTTTCTATTCTGCAAACATTGTGACAGATGAAATACTGTCTACTTGGCCACCATTAGGTGGTTTTTTTGTGTATAATTATAGAAGTTCAAATTTTTCCTCATGCGGCACAACCACGAAATTCACGGAAATCTGGCTCGCCTTCTTTCAACTGAAAATCTTAATATTGAACATTCAAATGTTGATACTGCCTGCTTTAATGTAGAAACTAGGACTCTTACTCTTCCTATTTGGGAGAAGGCATCTGATATCGTATATCAGTTACTTTTGAGTCACGAATCAGCACATGCAATTTACACTCCAAATCAAGATTGGACGGAACTCACTAGTGTTCCTATGCAGTTTCTAAATGTGACAGAAGATGTTAGAATCGAGAAATTGATGAAGCGTCGTTACCCTGGACTTAAAAAGACATTTTTTGGTGGATATAAAGAATTGCATGAAGAAGATTTTTTTGCCATTAGTGGGGAAGATATTGGCAAGTATAATTTAGCGGATAGGATTAATCTCTATTTTAAAATTGGTAACTTTATTAGTATTGATTTTAATGATGAGGAAAAAGTCATTCTCGATGAGATTGGAGCAGCAGAAACATTTATAGATGCAGTTCGCTGCGCAGAAAAATTATATGAATATTGCAAAGATGTAGAACAGCAGAAGACTATTGATTCTATTTCATTTGAATCTGGTTCTGGAATTAGTTCTGAACAACAAATTGCCACCAATCAGCAACCAGAAGAAAATTGCAATAAAAACAATAATGGACAATCAGATAAAGAACAAAATGTAGAAGACAATAATTCACAAAATTCTACTGATAATGGACAAAAATTAGATGAACAAAAGAAAAATGCAGATGACTACGATCCGGCATCTAATTCAGATTATGTAAAAACATTTTCCTCGTTTGAAAAGGCAATTAACAAATTGTCAGCGTCAAAAACGGAACAAATTAATTATGTCCGTATTCCAAAATTAGATTTGGACAAAATTATTGTTGACACTAAATCTATACATTCTCTATGTAAACGCTATTGGAATACGCATAATAGTCAAGAAGATTTCTTTTTAGTTGATTCTGATTATTCGTCATTTAAGTCATCTGCTAAAAAAGAAGTAAACTATTTGGTCAAAGAATTTGAATGTAAAAAAGCAGCAGAGTCATATGCTCGTTCTTCAGAGTCTAAAACTGGTATCTTAGATTGTAGTTCTCTACACTCTTATAAATTTAACGATGATATTTTTAAAAAAATTATTACAGTTGCTGATGGAAAAAATCATGGGCTGATTTTTATTTTAGATTGGTCCGGCTCAATGGATACAGTAATTCTAGATACATGTCGCCAACTATTCAATCTAGTTTGGTTCTGTAAAAAAGTTTCTATTCCATTTGAAGTTTATGCATTTACTAATAATTGGTCATATTCTTATGGGAAAAATAGTCAATCAGACAATAATTCGATTTCTATTGATGGTTGTTTCAATTTGCTCAATGTGATTTCGAGCAAGGTAAATTCTTCTACCTTGGACATTCACATGAAAAACTTGTATCGTTTGGCATACTATAACAAAAGTAGAATTTGTTCTTACTCTTGTCCAAATCAATTGAATCTTTCTGGTACCCCATTGAATGAATCATTAGTAACTTTGCATCATATCATCCCAGAATTTCAAAAGAAAACTAAAGTACAAAAAATCCAATGTGTCATCTTAACAGATGGTGAAGCAAGTGCATTACCTAGGCATTCTAATTCAGGTGTGTTACCAATCGGAGACAATTGTTTCTTGAAGGACGATAAACTAAAAACAACATATAGGTTTCCAAAATATTCTTATTATGCAACGCATAGATTCAGTGATGTGCTTTTACGACATCTTAAAGATGTATATCCTCATGTCAATTTTATTGGAATTCGACTTCTTAGTGGTGGAGAAATAACAGGTTTTGTTCGTGGTCATTTAGAGAATAATAATTATTCTGATTCTTATAATAAAATTATGGAGGAATGGAAAAAGAACAAATCATGTATGCTTAAATGTACTGGATATGATTCGTATTTTGGGATATATTCTGGTGCCCTGAATAGTTCCAGCGATTTTAATGTTGAGGAATCATCATCTGTTACTGACATTAGAAATGCGTTTAAAAAATCATTACAATCTAAAAAAATGAATAAGAAGATTCTATCGCAATTTATAGATCTTATTGCGTAGACCAATTTTTAAACTGGCCCATCATGAGCACATAGTGTCTTTGGGCCTGTTATAATATATTTGTTCAACCTTCAGACCATGTACAAAAAAATGACAGAACAAAACATCATCTCCGATCTAATGGACATGTTTGGTGCCAATATCACTTCTGCTGATGTTCGTGCTTATTGTGCCATGAAAAATGTTTCTTATCCGACTGTGACTCGTCGTTTAGATGGATATAAAACTGGCCATGGTAAGTGGAATCTTGAAGTGACAACAGAAGCAGTCGCTGCAATTGAAAATTCGTATAATGCTCCTTCTGTGATTCCAGATACGGAAAAAGATCTAGTTCCAGAAAAAGATTCTGGATTTGTTTCTTTTGGTTGTTTTTCTGATGTTAAAAAAATTATCTCTTCTGGAATTTTTTATCCAGTTTTCATTACTGGTCTTTCTGGTAATGGAAAAACAATGTGTGTGGAGCAAGCTTGTGCACAATTGAAGCGTGAGTTGATTCGTTTTAATGTTACTGTAGAAACTGACTCCGATGATCTTATCGGTGGGTTTCGACTACAGAATGGTGACACAGTTTGGCATAATGGCCCAGTAGTAGAGGCGATGGAGCGAGGTGCCATTCTTCTTCTTGATGAATGCGATTTGGCATCGAATAAAATCATGGTTTTACAATCTGTTCTAGAAGGGAAATCACTATTTCTTAAAAAAATTGGTAAAGTCATCTACCCGAAACCAGGATTTAACATCATTGCAACTGCCAATACAAAAGGAAAAGGATCCGATGATGGGCGATTTATTGGCACTAATGTACTTAATGAAGCATTCCTAGAGAGGTTTAGTGTTACATTTGAGCAAAATTATCCTGCGAATTCTATTGAAATTAAAATTCTTACTAAGTTAGCAAAATCTATTGGACTCGAAGGAGAAGAAGAATTCATTAAAAAACTGGTAAGTTGGAGTGATACAATCCGCAAGACATTTTATGATGGCGGCATCGATGAATTGATTTCTACTCGTCGTTTGATTCATCTACTAAAGGCATATGCAATTTTCAAAAACAAAGCAAAAGCCATTAAACTATCAATTGCACGATTTGATGATGACACAAAATCTTCTTTCATTGAACTATATGATAAAATTGATGAAGAATTTAATAAAGATGAAGATCAGCAGATTGACAAATCAGAAGAAGCATGATATTATTGTAATTTGATATATTATTATGTTTGGGCCGGAAGACGAAAGAAATTTACAACATCAGTATAAATTTTCGGTAAATGCTGATGACACAATTAACCTTGAAAAGACAATTTTACTCATGAATGATCAAACTAATTCCAATGGATTTTGGAAATACAATGAAGACAAGATCCTAAAGCAATTAGAGCAATATATTTCTAGCACATATAGTCAACATTATGTTGACCGAACTGGTGGTGGGACGGAACAAACGCTAGACAAAATTAAGCACAATCGTCGTGAAGGATTTTGTGCAGGTAATGTGACTAAGTACATTGACCGTTATGATACGAAAGGAACTCCTCGTGCAGATCTTTTCAAAGTTCTACATTACACCATTCTCCTGATCAATCACCTAAATCTTATTGAAAACAAATGAATCTTTCCAGTGATACCCTGATTATTCTTAAAAATTTTGCTTCCATTAACCAATCTATTTTTGTTAAAGAAGGAAATGTACTGAAAACAATGTCGGTGATGAAGAATGTTCTTGCCGAGGCAACAGTACAAGAAGAGTTCCCAAAAAACTTCGCTATTTACGATCTGAATCAATTTCTGAACGGCATTGGATTACATGACAATCCAGAATTGGATTTTTCTAATGATTCATATCTTACGATCCGTGAAGGTAAGCGTAAAGTAAAATACTTTTTTGCTGATCCTTCTGTGATTGTTTCTCCGCCAGAAAAGGAAATTGTAGTTCCAAGTGATGATGTTCAATTTCAATTGGATCACTCTCAGCTAGAAAAACTACTTAAAGCATCGAATATCTATCAGCTTCCGGATTTGGCAGCGGTTGGCGAAAATGGTGTTATTAGTATGGTAGTTAGGGATAAAAAAAATGACACATCAAATGAATTTTCTATTATTGTTGGTGAAACCGAAAATGAGTTCACTATGAATTTCAAAGTAGAAAACATTAAAATTGTTCCAGGATCATATGATGTTACAATTTCTAAGCGACTCCTAGCTAGGTTTGATAGTAAATCGAGGAAACTTAAGTATCATATTGCACTTGAGCCTGATTCTGTTTTTAATGATTAATTGATTTTATTATGAACATCTTCGTGACATCTCCATGGCCAGCTGAGAGTGCTATTTGTCTTCCAGATAAACACATTGTCAAGATGCCTCTGGAATGCTGCCAAATGCTCTCTATTGTTGCTTCGGATAAATGGGGACATGGATATGGCCATCTTTTTAAAGCGGATGAGACTCCTTACAAAACAGACAAAGGAGCTTTCCGCAACCATCCCTGCACCAAGTGGGCAATGGAAAATACCCATAACGCTTATTGGTTGATTAAGCATGGACTTAACTTATGTGATGAATATACTTTGAGGTATAATAAAATCCACTCTTGTTATAAAACATTGGTTGATGCTTATTACCTTTTTCCTAAAGGAAAGATCACTGAAGTGAAATCATTTACTAGAGCGATGCCAGATGAGTATAAACTCGACAATAGCATTGATACCTTCACTGCTTACAAGATGTACATTGCATCCAAACCTTGGGCGAGGAACAATTATCTTCGTATGCCAGAGCGAAAACCCGACTGGATTTAACTAAAATTTGAATTGATTGATTATGAACCGTGATTTTATTTTTGTCGAAAAATATGCCCCACAAACAGTGGAGCAATGTATTCTGCCAGAGTCAATAAAAAAATTTTTTACTGAGACCAGAGATTCTGGTAAAGTTCCAAATATGATTCTTTCTGGTCCACCTGGGATTGGAAAGACTTCTACTATTAAAGCTTTAGCCAATGAATTAGACAGGGATTTTATGGTCATCAATGGATCTGATGAGAGATCTATTGATGTTATTCGGAACAAAGTCAAAAATTATGCTTCTACTTTGTCTCTTTCCAATACTGGTAAGAAGATACTACTAATTGATGAAGCTGACAATCTAACAAATGATGCACAGTTGGCATTACGAGCATCAATAGAAGAACTGCAGACAAATTGTACTTTTATTTTCACTTGTAATTATAAAAATAAATTAATTCCGCCACTACATTCTCGTACTGCCGTTATTGATTTTTCTATTCCACCAAAAGAAAAGCCAAAACTAGCAGCAGATTTTATGAAGAGGATTGTTGATATTCTCAGCAAAGAAAAAATTGAATACGAGACTGCAGCTATTGTTGGATTGATTAATAAATATTTTCCCGATTTCAGGCGAACTCTTAACGAGATACAGAGGTATTCTTCTGGAGGAAAAGTCGATTCTGGTATACTAGCAAATGTATATGAGGTAAAGATTTCAGGATTGGTAAAATTCTTAAAAGATAGGAATTTTACAGAAGTTCGTAAATGGGTTGTCCAAAATATGGATAATGACCCAAATATTGTTCTTAGAAAAGTATATGATTGTTTATATGATTCTGCTGTAGAATCAACTATACCAGCAGCAATTCTGGTCATTTCTAAGTATCAGTATAGAAGTGCTTTTGTTGCAGATAACGAAATAAATCTTCTTGCGTGTCTTACTGAAATTATGTGTGAAGTAGAATGGAAATAAAATACGAATTAAAAGATTGGTTGAATTCTATAAATTCAACAAAAGAAAACCTAATACTTAGTGATTCGGATAACATCAAATCGTATCCACCATATATTATCAATAGATGTCTTTCTGCACACATTGATACTATCTTGTTTGCAAATGAAATGAATATTAATTGCAGTCTTAATAAAGATATGCAATATTTGTTTTATCTAAATAGTATAAGAAAAAAGAAGAGATTTTCTTCTTGGATCACAAAGGATAAAATACAGAATTTAGAATACATAAAACAATATTATGGATATAATGATGAGAAAGCCTCTCAAATTTTGAAAATTCTGTCTGAAGATCAAATTAACTTTATTAAATCTAAACTTGATATTGGTGGAACGAGATGACTAGTATTAATGAACCTCAGGTAAAATGGACACCTGACATGATGGTTGAGATAATTTTATCTGAGCCTGATGACTTCCTTAAAGTAAGAGAAACTCTAACTAGAATTGGTGTTGCTTCAAGAAAAGAAAAAAAGCTATATCAATCTGTTCATATCTTACATAAACAAGGGAAATATTATTTGGTGAGTTTTAAAGAGCTTTTTGCCCTTGACGGCAAACACGCTAATCTGACAGTTAATGATGTTCAGCGTCGCAATCGCATCATTAAACTTCTATCTGACTGGGGATTAGTCACGGTAGTAAACCCAGATAAAGTTTCTGATATTGCACCATTAAATCAAATTAAAGTCCTTCCTTACAAAGAGAAGGATGATTGGATCCTTGAAGCAAAATACTCGATAGGATCTAAGAAAAAAGTAATGGAAACCGAATAAAATTGTGGGGAGTTCCGAACTTCCCTTTTTTTATGTTCTCTTATAAAATAGTAATGTCAAATGCTTCGGGTTTGACATTTACACTCGCTTTTAAAGGAGACCACAAATGAACGCATTAGTTCAATATAATACTGGAAATATTGAAAAATTTTTAAATGATGTTGAAAAATATTCTATTGGAATGGACGAATGGTTCCACAGGTTTGGCGCATTACATCAGACAGAATCAAACTACCCTCCATACAATGTCATTAAAGAAAGCAACACAGAATTTAGGTTAGAACTTGCTCTTGCCGGATTCAAGAAAAATCAAATTACGGTATATACAGAGAATAATAAATTATTCATTGAAGGCGAAAAGGAATTAGATTCCGGAAAAGAATATGTCCATCATGGCTTGGCACAAAGAGCATTCGCCAGATCTTGGACCATATCTGATGATGTTGAAGTTAAAGAAGTGACATTTGATGATGGACTTCTTTCTGTTAAATTAGTAAAGATAGTACCGGAGCACCAAAAGAAAAAAGTTTGGTTCTAAATAGTAATTGAATATCGTCGGCGCAAAGGGGGGGACTGGCAAAATCCAGTTGACTCCCCCATTTTTTTGTGCTATAATAGGGCTTCTTGAGGGAGAACCATGGAAGAGGCAACTATTGAGTCCAGTGAATTTATAAAATTATTAGTCTTAGAAAATGGACAAAGATTGATAGCTAAAATCGAAGAAGTGGTAGCAGACATAGGAGAACCAAATTGTAAACTTTCTGATCCATATTTAATTGTTACTGATAAACTTTTGGAAACAATTACGCTGAGACCATGGTTAATGGAAGTAACAGAACAAAAAGTATTTTTGATGAGTTCAGATAAGATACTTACAATCATTGATCCTAAAACTTCAATTCTCGATAAGTACAAAACTCTAATTAGAAACTGATGCGTTGGTACACAAATGTCAAACAGCTTGGAAACAAGATATATGTTAGAGGATATGAGGACGGAGAAAAATTTACTCAAACTATAGATTATCGTCCTACTTTTTATGTCTCATCTAATGTAAAAGCAGAATATACAACACTAGATGGGAAATATGTAAAGCCAATACAACCAGGAACAATCAAAGAGTCCAGAGAATATATTGATAAGTATAAAGATGTAGAAGGTTTTAAAATTTATGGGAATGAGACTCCGATTTATCAGTATATTTCCGATAATTATTCAGAAGAACAAATCGATTACGATATCTCTAAAATTTCTATTTGGGCAATAGATATTGAGGTTTCATCCGAAAACGGATTTCCTGACCCAAAAACTTGCGACGAAGAAATTTTACTGATTACAATTCAAGACTATGTATCAAAAAAGATCTATACTTGGGGGACAAGGAAATTTGGAAAAAAATTAGAAAATCATAAGTATTTTTATTGTGTAGATGAAACGGCTTTGATTTATTCTTTTCTTGATTTTTGGCAAAATAATACACCAGAGATTGTTACTGGTTGGAATTGTCTATACTATGACTTTGCTTACATCATTGGTAGGATGTATAGATTGATAGGAGAAAAGGAGACGAGAAAGTTGTCTCCTTATAATTGGATTTCCGATAAGCAAGTTGAAGTTAGAATAGGCGAAAAACAAACAATCTATGATATTTTTGGAGTATCTATTATAGATTATTTCGATCTATATAAAAAATATTCATTTAAAAAACCTGAAAACTTTAGACTAGATACAATTGCATTTAATGAGCTGGGTCAAAATAAATTAGATCACAGCCAATATGAAACTTTTAAAGATTTTTATGATAGTGATTGGGACACATTTGTAGAGTATAATGTCATTGATACCGAACTGGTCAATAAACTAGAAGACAAACTTCATATGGTCGAATTGGCAATTATGCTTGCATACGACTCTAAAACTAATTTTGAAGATGTTTTCTATCAAGTTAGAATGTGGGACACAATCATTTACAATTACCTTCGTCGTAAAAATATTGTGATTCCACTCAAAGGCGAGGGGAAAGAGAAATCAGACAAATTTGTTGGTGCATTTGTAAAAGAGCCGATTCCTGGTTCTTATGATTATGTTGTAAGTATGGACTTAACTTCTCTGTATCCTCATATTATGATGGGATTGAATATAAGTCCAGACACATTAGTTGAGAAACGATTTTCTAATATATCAATTGATTCTATTTTGAATAAAACTGCACAGATACCAACAGATTATCAGTATTCAGTTTGTCCAAATGGATCAATGTATAAAAAAGATAAAATGGGATTTCTTCCTGAACTTCTTGATAAGATGTTTCAGAAAAGAAAGCTATACAAAGACAAGATGAAAGAGTTGAAGAAAGAGTACGAAAAAACTCACGAAACAAAACTCAAAAAGCAAATTTCGATGTATAGTGTAAAAGAACAATCAATTAAAGTTTGTTTGAATTCTTGTTATGGTGCAACTGGGAATCCATATTTTAGGTTTTATGATCTGAGAAACGCAGAGGCAGTAACTTACACTGGACAGCTAGCAATTCGTTGGATTGAAATGAAATTCAACCAGTATCTTAACAAAATTTTGAAAACTGAAGATACTGATTATGTTGTGTATTGCGACACTGATTCTGCGTTTTTGAACATGAAGCCATTAGTGGACATGATTTATAAAAACAAAAATCCATCCAAATTGGAAATTATTGATTTTCTGGATCAAATTTTCTCTACGAAAATTCAAGAATATGTTGATTGTTCTTATAAAGAACTAGCAGAATATCTGAATGCATATGCACATAAATTGCATATGAAACGAGAAAAGATAACTGATCGAGCAGTTTTTATTTCTAAAAAAAGATACATTGCTAATGTTTGGGACAATGAGGGAGTAAGATATTCAGAGCCAGAACTGGCTATGACTGGAATCGAAGCTATTAGATCTTCTACTCCTGCTTTCTGTCGAGATAGGATTAAAAAAGCAATTAAGCTTATTATGACATCAACGGAAGATGAATTGATCGATTTCATTTCAACTGCAAGAAGAGATTTTTTCGAATTGACTCCGGAAGAAGTTTCTTTTCCCAAGTCAGTAAATGAATTGACAAAATTTAAATCTAATTTGACAATGTATGTCAAGTCTACGCCAATTCATGTTAGAGGATCAATTCTCTATAATCATTACATCAAAGAATATAAGTTACAGAAAAAATATTCAATGATTAAAAATGGAGAAAAAATTAAGTTTTGTTATCTCAAATTACCAAATCCAATTCACGAAAATGTAATTGCTTTTATTCAAACTTTGCCTCCAGAGTTTGAACTAAAAAAATATGTAGATTATGAAATGCAGTTTGAAAAAACCTTTCTCAAACCATTAAGAGCGATTCTAGATATTATTGGGTGGAATATTGAGAAAAAAACAACACTTGATTCTTTTTTTGTTTAGTGGTATATTGAAATTATTAAGGAGAAACTTATGGATTTTTTAAAGGACATCGTAAAAGAAATTGGTGGTGAGTATACGCAACTCGCTTCTGATATTGATGAAACTGAGACTTATGTTGACACAGGTTCGTACATTTTTAATGCACTGGTTTCAGGTAGCATATTTGGTGGTGTATCTGGGAACAAGATTACTGCTATTGCTGGAGAGTCTAGTACTGGAAAAACTTTCTTCTCGCTCGCCGTTGTTAAGAATTTTCTTGATACTCATCCCAATGGTTACTGTCTCTACTTTGATACTGAAGCTGCTATCACTAAATCTCTTCTAGAATCTCGTGGAATTGATACTTCTCGTCTTGTGGTTGTCAATGTTGTTACTGTTGAAGAGTTTCGTGGAACGGCGCTCAAGGCAGTAGATATGTATATGAAAAAACCTGAAGGCGAACGCAATCCTTGTATGTTTGTGCTAGACTCTTTGGGAATGCTTTCCACAAGTAAGGAGATTAATGATGCACTGAATGATAAGGAAGTTCGGGACATGACCAAATCTCAATTAATTAAAGGAGCATTTCGTATGCTTACATTGAAACTTGGACAAGCAAAAATTCCAATGATTGTTACTAATCATACTTATGATGTCATCGGTGCTTATGTTCCTACTAAGGAGATGGGTGGTGGTAGTGGTCTTAAGTACGCCGCTTCTACTATCGTATATCTCAGTAAGAAAAAAGAAAAAGATGGAACAGAAATTGTTGGAAATATTATCAAAGCAAAAACTGCCAAGTCTCGTCTAAGTAAAGAAAACAAAGATGTGGAGGTTCGTTTGTTTTATGATGAGCGTGGTTTGGATCGATACTATGGGCTTCTTGAACTTGGAGAACTTGGCGGACTTTGGGAAAATAAAGCTGGTCGATATGAAATCAATGGAAAGAAAATATATGGTAAGCAAATATTAGCAAATCCAGAAGAACATTTCACTGATGAAATAATGCAAAAGCTTGATGAAATTGCAAAGTCACAATTTAGTTATGGTAATTAATGGAAAAAATTGAGCTTTTAATTTTAAGAAATCTAATTTACAACGAAGACTACATTAGGAAAGTACTTCCTTTTTTACGGAAGGATTATTTTCAAGATTATAATCTAAAAATTATTTTTGATGAGATATACTCTTTCATTAATGAATACAATAAACCAGCTACTAAGGAAGCATTATTAATTGAGGTGGACAAAAGAACGGATCTAAATGAAACTTTTTATAAAGAGATAGTATCAATTGTAGATTCTTTTGATAATTCTCCAGCAGAACTTCAGTGGTTGATTGACACTACTGAAAAATGGTGCAGAGATAGGGCAATTTATCTTGCACTTATGGAGTCTATTCAAATTGCTGACGGTAAAAATGAAGATAAAAACAGAGATTCCATACCATCAATTTTATCAGATGCATTATCAGTAAGTTTTGATAATCATGTTGGTCATGATTACCTTCAAGATTATGATCAACGCTATGAGTATTATAATAGAAAGGAGAATAAACTTGAATTTGATCTGGATTACTTTAACAAAATTACGAATGGTGGGCTCTCTCCTAAAACTCTTAACATCGCACTTGCTGGTACAAATGTCGGCAAATCTTTATTCATGTGCCATGTGGCTGGCTCCTACTTGCTCCAAGGACGGAATGTACTATACATTACGCTTGAAATGGCAGAGGAAAAAATTGCTGAGCGAATTGATGCAAATCAAATGAATGTAAACATTAAAGATATTAAAGATCTAACTAAATCTACATTTGAAAGCAAAATTAATAACATTTCAAAGAAGACTCAGGGATCTTTGATTATTAAAGAGTATCCGACTGCATCTGCTCATGCTGGACACTTTAAAGCACTATTAAATGAGCTAGCACTTAAAAAATCATTTAAACCTGATGTGATTTTTATTGATTATTTGAACATATGCTCATCTAGTAGGTACAAAGGAAATATTTCTGTGAACTCATACTCATATGTAAAATCTATTGCAGAAGAACTTAGGGGTCTTGCGGTAGAATTTAATGTTCCAATTATGAGTGCCACACAAACTACTAGATCTGGATTTGCTTCCTCTGATCCAGAATTGACTGATACCTCTGAGTCTTTTGGTCTTCCAGCGACTGCCGATTTTCTTTTTGCTTTGATATCAACTGATGAATTAGAGCAATTAAATCAAATTTTGGTCAAGCAACTAAAAAATAGGTACAGTGACAAATCGACATATAAAAAATTTGTCATTGGTATTGATAGGTCAAAAATGCGTCTTTATGATGTTGATCAATCAGCACAAAAGGACATACTTGACTCCGGACAGGAAGAAGAGTATAATGACGAGGAACACCAATCTGATTTCAAACAAAAATTTAGGAGCTTTACTTTCTGATGAAAAATGATCAAAAAATTGATAACGACAAGTACATTGATTTTGTTCGCCAAACTACGAGTTCTGCTAGTTCTGACTTTTCTTCTCTTCTTTCTAGGTTATCAGAGTTGGAAGCACAAGATGCCGATATCCCTCGTCTTATGACTGCTGCTTATGGACTGAGTGCAGAAGCAGGTGAATTTACTGAAGTGGTAAAGAAAATTTTTCTACAAGGAAAACCATATAACGAAGAAAATGTTTTTCATATGAAACGAGAATTAGGAGACCTTTGTTGGTATCTTGCTCAAGCATGTATGGCACTTGATACTACATTTGATGAGATTCTTCAAATGAATTACGAAAAGTTGAGTGCTCGTTATCCGGAAGGAACATTTGATGTATATCGTTCTGAAAATCGAAAAGATGGGGATGTTTGAATGGCAAAACAAAAACAACTAACATTAAAAATTGATGTAAAGACAGGACTAGAACTACTTCAAGTTTTAGATATGTCAACTGCGGGATATAGTAAAGAATTTGTTCCAGAACGAATTGAAAGACTTCGATCTCTCTTAGTACAATTAGATCAAGAATTGGAAAAAATTATTGTTTGATTTAAACCTCCTTCGGGAGGTTTTTTTATAAATAGTAAAAAAGTTCTAATATTAAAATAATGGAATTATACATAGCTGAATACCTAGTAGAAAATAGATTTGCTGATGATATAGTATCGGCACTAAAAATATTAAAGGTAGTTAGTGATGATTGGTATGGTGAACTTATAAACGAAGTATTAACTCCGGAAGAAAGAGCCGCAAAAAGAGCAGCATCACAAGAAAGAAGAAGGATGTTGGGAATATCGCAAACTGATGTAGATCAATCAGCTGCAATCAGAGCAGGGATAAGAAGTAGAGGAGCTTCATCTTCTGGAGGTAGAGTACAATCTAGAACTATGAATTTATCTACTCCAGGACAAGGAAGGGAAACTACAGCGCAACAAAGAACTGGGCAACAAGCAGATGCTATTTTGAGAAGGAATAGATCAACAGGAGCAGGTAGAGAAGCAGAAGCAAAAAGACCAACTGCCTCTCCAACATTTGTTGGTCCAGGTGGAAGACAGCCATTAGCTTCACAAGGAAAGCCATTAACTTATGATATTCTCAGAAAAGGCGATCAAATAAAACCAGGAAAACCTGTAATTCAAACTGCAGATGACCCAAATAGGGCAGTTGCTCCCGGAACTAGATCCACAAGAAGAAGATCTACGAGATATAGTGATGATAGTAATCCACCAAGAGGTTGATTATATACAAAATAAATAAGTAAGGAATTCCACACAAGAATGAAAAAGTTTTCGCAATTTATATTAGAATTTCGAGGATCCAGAGCATCAGAAAAGGCATATCGCCTTGGCCTGACTTCTGATGGACATGGGAACTGGGTGGACAGAAGTGGAAAGGTAATAGCACAAACAGTTGGTGGTGATTTGGAGATGATTCGTAAAAAGAGTCCATCCCCAGAAAAACCAGAGCCAGAACCAAAAGGACCAAGAACTGCAGAAAGAGCTATAGCACCACCTCCTTCACCAAAGGAAAGATTAGGAATAAAGCCACCAAAACAAGAACCAGCACCACCTGAAATAGATAAAGAAGTTCCTTTAACTGTAGTTTTTGGTAGATTTAATCCACCAACAATTGGTCACGAAAAGCTCATCAAAAAAGCAAAAGAAATTGCTGCCGGTGGCGATTTTAAGATCTATCCTTCAAGAACACAAGATACAAAAAAGAATCCATTAGATCCAGCATCTAAAGTTAAGTACATGAAAAAGATGTTTCCTGATTTCACGGAAAACATTGTTAATGATGACAAAATGAAAACAATATTTGATGTTTTAATTGCCGCAAACGAAGATGGATATAAAAAAGTCAATATTGTTGTTGGATCAGAAAGACTACCAGAATTTGAAAGATTGGCAGGCCAATATAATGGGCAGATATATTCTTTTGATGAGATTAATGTAGTTCCTGCTGGTCCGAGAGATCCAGATGCCGATGGAGTCTCTGGTATGTCGGCATCCAAACTCAGAAAAGCCGCAGTTGACGACAATTTCCAGTCATTTAAAACTGGAGTACCAAAAAGAATGAAAGATAAAGACTCTCAGGCAATGTTTTTTGCTGTCCAGAGAACTATGCTCGGAAAGAAAGCACCAAAAGAAGTACAAGAAGTCTGGGAATATGCACCAAAATTAGATTTATTGGGATTGAGAGAACAATACTACCAAGAAAAAATATTTAATGTTGGTGATATAGTAGAAAATTTAAATACTGGTTTAGTTGGTAAAGTGACTCGTCGTGGTCCTAACTATTTGATTTGCGTAACTGAAGATGGAATTATGTTTAAGTCTTGGATAAAAGATTTAACAGAGTGGACTAATATTTCCGGAGTTCCTGCCGATCAAAGACTGGTAGGAACCGATCCATATAGAGAATATACAATGCGTATGAGCGATACTAAAAAAATTAAAAATTTTATTAAAAAATATAGAAAGAGTTTAAACAATAAATAACTGTATAGGTTTTAAGAATTTATACAAATGTCTGAACGTATTGTAGAAAGTCTAAATGAAATGAAGCAGATTTACTTGGAATCTGTTTCTGGTCTTGTGGTCTCAGAAAGGGATGAATATCTTCAGTATATTGAAGAAAAGAATAAGAAGATGAAGAATGACGATGAAGATGAGAAAGATAATGATGATGACGATGGTGATGAAGCAGACGCTGATTATGATGAAGATGGCAAAGTAGAAAGTGGAGAAGACGAATTTCTTGGATCAAGGCATAATGCAATACAAAGAGCTATGGGACGCACCCCAGACGGAGATCCACCAAAAAGAAAAAAGAAAAAAATGGATGAATCATATTCTGATTGGAGGTATGATTTATATGAAAAAGTAGGAGATGTCGAGTCAGATATCGAAGATGCAAAGCAGAGACAAATCAAAGAGCGTTCTGGTATTGCCAATAAAGTAGATATTAACCCTAATGTTAATATAGGCGAAAGTGTAGAGTTGACTGAAGAATATGTTGATGAAATTATCGACATTGCCACCGAGTATTTTTATGAGCAGGGTTTGAATGAAGAGGGACTTCAGATGGTAATTCAAGATCTCGGAGTGGATAAATTTATTGAATATGTCTTCTGTGTCTCGGAAGATCTTATTTTGACCGAAGCAAGAGCAGCTAAGAAAAGAAAGGGCGGAAAATCTTATGAAGAAATAAAAGCAG